CCGCATGGCGCGGCACACCGGTAAGCGACTTACGTCACTTACTAAGAGCCCCCGTGCGGACAACCGTGACACCTCTCGTAAGAGAGCTGGCAAGGTTGACCGTCGTAGGAGGCGATCGTCTCCCGAGGAGCAAGTTTGGACAGCTTGCTTCTCGGCCTGTGTCCACTCCGGCTGGGATGACAGACTCGTTGCTTGGCACCTTCACTCTTGGGTCGTCAGAACCGCCCGTTCCCGGGGTTGGTTCTTTGTGGCCAAAGAGTTGAAAGTGCTTTCGCACCGAGTCCGTACGGCCGCCCTGCGCCTTCCGCCTCCCGACACCCCTTGCCTCCTCCCGAAGAAGGTGGTGGAGTGTCTCGAGCATCTGGCGTGGTCGCAGCCGCGGAATGGATTCGCCTTCTCCCGTTTGTCGCGAACGCTCCCGAACGCACCCAAGGGTGCCGTGGAGGATGCCGTTCGCGCCGCGAGGGAGATGGCGGTTCGTTCCCATCCCACATCGGACTGGGTTCTCGAGTCTTTGGGAACATACGTCCGGACCGTTGCCAAACGGTCTGGTCGTATGAAGACTCCGAGTTCCCTCCCCTCCTCGTCGTCTGCTTGCCTCGAGCTGTGTGCAGCTCAAGGGGGCACAGACGGACACCTCCGACGCCTGGGACAGCTCGAACTTCTCGTACTCGGCATGATGGGTGGCCAAACCATCAGGAATGTCATACGGAAGTTCGGTCAGTACTTGCAGGACTCTTTGGGCACTTTCTGTGCTCGTCGAATCCGTGCGAGTCCTGACCCAGAGCTGTTGGAAGATGATGAGGCTGTCCGGTGCGTGGGCGTGCTTGTACTCCGCTCCCGTAGGTCTGAAACCTATGGTGTGAAGTGCGTCGCCGTCCCTGCACCGGGCATGAAGGCGCGCGTTCTCGGGATTCCTCCCGCGCTCGTCTTCATCGAAGGAACGTGGATCCGTTGGTGCTCCGGCGCTGTCGACCTTTTGGGGTCTAAGCACTGGATGACTGCAGATCGGTGTCCTCTCGAGCCTCGTTCTCTTCCTGCGGGAGGCTCGTACGTTTCGCTGGACTTGTCCAACGCGACGGACGGCCTCTCGCACCAGGCGGTGGAGGTGGTGATCGACTCCTTGGTCCACGCGGGCCGCATCCGATCCTCCGATCGGGATGTAGCGGTGTGGACCCTCGGTTTTGGCGCCACCTGGCGCTACCGAGATCAGGAGTGGATCGCGAGGAGGGGAAGTCCGATGGGCACCCCTCTCAGCTTCCCGGTTCTCTCTTGGATTAACGACTGGGCTTGCGACGCCTTTACGGCGTCGTTCACCCATGGCGACGACGCGGTTGGCTACGAGCTCGACTCTTACGAGTCGGACGAGTACGCCGCTGCGGTGTCGGCCGTGGGTGCCAGTCTTAATCGCCGAAAGACCTTCAAGAGTCGAACCCGCTTTACAGCGTGCGAACGTCTCTTCGAGGTCAATCGGAAGAGTTCCGGGTTGCTTACGATCCACTGTACAAACTTCCCGACCGGACCGCAGCCTGGTGCGCGCGTGCCGTCCTCTTGCGAGGACGTCCCGAGCCCATTTTGGCGTAGGTCTAGAAGGGTTGTACGTACATTCTTCCCGTGGCTGGCTAGAGATAGCCGCGTTGGACTTCCGACTTCGGTCGGAGGTCTTGGGTACCACGGGTCGAAACTCGAGTGCTCTCGCGCCACCCGGGCGAGGCTCGCGGCTGCTTGCAGCCGCGACCTCGCCCCCGTGGTGGGCGATCTCCTCGAGCGTGGAAAGTATCGAGAGGGGGGCCTCTTCCCCCGACGTCTGGTACAGGTTCCCCGTCCCGACCCCCGGTGGTGGCGTTTCCGTTCTGGCTATCTTAGCGACAGCCGGTTCAGAATCGTCCCACAGGAAGAAGGAGGAGAACTCGTACCCCTCTCCGACTTTGTCCAGTTCCGGGAAGCTAGGGTCTTGCGATCCTGGCTCACCCAACACAGGGCTAGTCGGCGAGTGACATCGGGGAAAGACCGGAGTAGACACAGCGTCAAACCCCTTTTCCGCGGTGCCGTTCCGAAGATCAGGCCTCTTTCGAGGTCCGGTGGACAGTCGGCTCTGCGGAAGCTCGGAAAGCGCCTGGGCGCTCTCCAAGTTGGGGTAAGACGAGACGTAGCCTCTGTGATTCGTGGTAG